ATGGTGTGTCCTTTGACGGCTTTATACTTAATAAATTTTTAAATACAAACATAACTCCTAATAAAATAATAGATACTATGTTACTATCACAATTAGTTGATCCTTTAAAAGATGGTGGTCATTCCTTAAAGATGTGGGGTATACGATTAGGTTTACCTAAAGGAGACATGGAAAGTTTTGAAGAGTATAGTCCTGATATGTTAGAGTATTGTAAACAAGACGTAGAGATTACTCATGCTTTGTTTAACAGACTGTCGAAGAATCCTGCAGTATCTAAGTCCTCTTTATTTTTGGAACAAAAGGTAAGACAAATTATAGATAGACAAGAAGAGAATGGATTCGCTTTTAATTTAGAAGAAGCTACAAAACTTTTTTGTTCTATTGAAGAGGAGAGAAAAAAATTAGAGACTGAAGCAGTCGATACTTTTCCACCTAAAGAAATTAAATTAAAAACTAAAACAAATTATAAACCTTTTAACATTGGAAGTAGACAACAACAAGTGGAGGTTCTGATGAGTAAAGGTTGGAAACCTAAAGATAAAACAGATAAAGGAAACATAATTTTAAATGAATCTATCTTATCTAATATAGATTTACCTGAAGCTAAAATGTTTAATAGGTTTTTATTATTACAGAAAAGGTCAGCTCAAATAAAGTCATGGATAAAAGCTTGTGATTCTGATAACAGAGTAAGAGGTAAGGTAAGAACTTTATCAACTGTTACAGGAAGAACATCTGCTAACAGTCCTAATATGCAACAAGTACCTGCAAACTATAGTCCTTTTGGAAAAGAGTGTAGGAATTTATGGACTATAAGCAATCCTAAAACACATAAACTTGTAGGTACAGATGCTAGTGGATTAGAACTACGTTGTCTAGCTCATTATATGTATAAGGTTGGTAGAGAAGATGCTAAAAAATATACAGATACTATATTAAATGGAGATGTACATACCACTAACATGAAGTTAGCAGGGCTACATAATAGAGACCAAGCTAAAACTTTTATATATGCTTTCTTATATGGTGCAGGAGCTTTTAAGATAGGTAATATAGTAGGACAGGGAAGGTCTGCAGGACAAGCTTTAATTAATAGGTTTTTAGATCGACTACCCTCTTTAGATTTGTTGCGTAAACAAGTTACAGAAGCATCTGCTAAAGGTTCTTTAAAAGGATTGGATGGTAGGAGATTAAAAATAAGGAGTCAACATAGTGCATTGAATACTTTAATACAAGGAGCAGGAGCAGTTGTTTGTAAACAATGGTTAGTTCATATCATGGAGAAAACAATAACAGAAAAGCTAGATGTTAAACTTGTAGCTTCTATTCATGATGAGTATCAGTTTGAAGTATTGAATAAAGATGTTGAAAGATTTTGTAAGATTACTAAGGAAGCTATACATGAAACTACTAAGACATTAGATTTAAAATGTCCATTGGATAATGAATATAATGTAGGTACAACATGGTTAGAAACTCATTGAGTATGAAAAAATTTAATTATAAAATTAGTTCTATTGATTATGTATTGTCAACAGTACAAATTAAATATTGGTGTGAGGGAATGACTGCCTATAATGGTTTTATAGAAAGTATGCCTTTTAGTATTAATACAATACAAGATATAACAGAAAAAGAATTTGATTTAAAAGTTTATAACTATGTTAAAGATAATTTTAAAAGTCTTTTAATTACATATGAAAATTATAAGAGTGGTAAGTATGATGTTCTAGAGAAGGTAGCAAGAACTGTGAGATCATTAGATGTTGTGTAAAGAACAATACGAAATTAGAAAACCATTACTGTTAGGAAGACAGATACGTAATAGATTTATTATACAAGAAGAACTACATGAAGATGTTTTAATAGAGTTAAAACAAATTGCAGAATTTTATAATATTAAAGATGTTAAAGATTTAATATATACTAAGAAAATATTTTATAGTCATTCTGTATTTATGGTTGATCAAGAACAGTTTAATTCTTTTACTTACTCTGATGAACACTACAACCATTTTAAATTTGTAGAAAAAAAATTAACAGATTACTATGAAGAAAGAACTCCTCATATGTTTAATAATAATATATCTTGGGAACAATACAATCCAAAAACTATGGAGTTAGAAAATAGATATTGCTATAAGCATCCATTAGAAACTAAGTATGATTCTAATGATAAAGAAATAGGTTCTTTAGTTCTTGATGTACCTCCAGCTATTGCTGAGTTAAAAAATAAAATTATTTCTTGTGGAATTTCATTAGAAGATTTTATACCTTTTGCTTGGGGATATAAATCGTATGGTATGTCTGTAGAGTTTCATCCTAAAGAAACTTTATGTGGATTAGGGACATGGAGAGAAACAAATTGGTTAGAAACTCGTTGACAATTATTTAAAAGTATGAGATAATTCGTTCTATAATAATAATAATAACTAGGAGAAAATAATAAATGGTTATACAAGGAAAAGCATATTGGGCTGCTGTTAAAAATCCCAACACTACCTTCGATCCAGATGGTATGTGGACTGTAGATGTTTGTAATTTAGATGAAGCTAATCTAAACATTGCAAATAATGATGGATTAATTGTTAAGAATAAAGGTGATGATCGTGGAGACTTTGTTACAATAAAAAGAAAAGTAATGCGTAAAGATGGGCAAAGAAATAAACAACCTGATTTAATAGATGGTCAAAAGAAAATTGTAGATTGTATGATAGGTAATGGAAGTACTGTAAATGTTTTATATAGTACTTATGATTGGGAATACAGAGGAAGAAAAGGAACTTCGGCTGACCTTAGAACTGTTCAGGTTTTAGATTTAGTACCATACAAAGATGGTAATGATGATGAGCTAAAAGAAATTCCAGGCTCATTCTCATCTAATGATGCAGTAGCTGAAGACGACATTAACTTTTAATTAATCCAAAGGATTGGGAGTAAACTATTGAAAAATATTAATACTTTAGTTGAAGATATATATGACCTCTTTACGAGGGATGGTGGACCTCCCATTCCAAAAGAAAAAGTAGATAAAGAAATAGAAATATTTCTAGATGAATTAAGAGAACACTTAACAGATTTTTTATATGCTAAAAAAAGGTCATCAACTAACTTAAGATTATCTTTAATTGGAAAACCAAGCAGACAAACATGGTATGAATTAAATAATAAAAAAGAAGATACTCCTTTAACTGCTCCAACAAGAATAAAGTTTTTCTATGGGCATCTATTAGAATCGTTATTACTTTTATTTACTTCTTTATCAGGACATACTGTTACAGGTAAACAAAAAAACTTAATAGTGGAAGGTGTTGAAGGACATCAAGATTGTTTAATAGATGATGTGGTTGTTGATTGTAAGAGTGCTTCACCTTACTCCTTTAAAAAGTTTAGTACAGGACAGTTAACAACAGATGATCCCTTTGGTTATGTAGGACAACTCTCTGCTTATGCTCAAGCACAAGGTAAAAAGGAAGCTGCTTTTTTAGCCATTGATAAATCTGGTGGAGATATAACACTTCTTAAATTACATGATATGGAAATGATTGATGCTAACGAAAGAGTTAAATACCTTAAAGAAATGGTTAAGAAAGATAAACCTCCTGCTAGGTGTTACGGGGATTTACCTGATGGTGTTAGTGGTAATCGTAAGCTTGCTGTTGGTTGTATTTATTGTTCTCATAAACGTGAGTGTTGGAGTGATGTTAATCAAGGCAAAGGACTTCGTTTGTTTAAGTATGCGAAGGGCACTCGATTTCTTTCGAATGTTGTTAAAGTACCTGACGTGGAGGAGATAATTGAGTGGTAGTCATTGGTATGATTATCATACTAAAGAAGTCTTTGTTTCTAATTTAAATAAATTTGGATTTGTATATGTTATAACAAACACTAAAAATAAAAAAAGATATGTAGGATGTAAACAATATTTTATAGGAAAAACTAAGAAGGAATCTAAGTGGGAATCTTATATGGGTTCTTCTAAATATTTAAAGGCTGATATAAAAAAGATAGGTAAGAAACATTTTAAGTTTGAAGTTATAGCAGAGTATGTAAACAAAAGAAGTCTACGATACTATGAAGCATACTACCAAATGAAATGGAATGTACTTACTTCTACTATTCCAGGTAGTGATGAACCTGCATTTTATAATTCTTATGTAGGTGGTAAATGGTATAGACCTGTTGAGAGTTATCGAGATCCTGAATATATAAAGACTCTTACAGAGTCTATAAAGTTTAGAACAAAACCTATGAGGTGCACAAAAGAAAATGGTGAGGTAGTGATCTTTAAAAAATGTAAAGACATGACAGATGCAGGGTATGATTTTGGAACTCTTTCACATATGGCTAATGGTGGCTATCAAAAACAAACACGTGCTAAAAAAGGATATATCTCCAGAACAAAACATAAAGATATAGTTAAAGCAGAGTATATAGATGACGACAACGATTGACATAGAAGCAGGAGTTAGTATTGGTAAGTCCAATGAAAGAGTTTTATTTATTGCAGTAGTATTACAAGCTTTACTAGATGCAACTAAACCAGAACAACCGAATGAATCTAAAACAGCAATATATGCAAGAGAACGAGCAACTGCTTGGTTCTTTGCAGAAACAGGAGTTACGTGTGAAAATTTTAAATATGTTTGCGACATGGCAAATCTCAATGCAGAGTACACTAGAGGTTTTGCATACAAAGTTATTAAAGATAAAGAGGTACTTTATATTAGAAAAAAAATTAACTACTTACTCAAAGGAAATTGATCCTTATAAAACTTTACATGAATATGGAGACGGTATGATGGGAACGGATGAAAGAGGAATGACAAGAGAAAACCATGAACAATATATGTATAGACGTAATCAAGAAGATAAGGCTATTGATAAAAGAAAACTTAAAGCTCTTAATAAACAAGTAGGTGGTAGCCACTATAAAGATTTTAAAATTATGCCTATTGAATATATAACTCAAAATAAACTTGACTTTTGTGAAGGTAATATAGTAAAATACATTTCACGACATGAGAAAAAAAATGGAGCAGAAGATATTAGAAAAGTAATTCATTATGCAGAACTAATATTACAACAGAAGTACGGAAAGGATTTTTAAATGGCATCATTAATGGGTAGTAATTATTTACCTACTGAATATCAATCATTCATTCATATGTCTAGGTACTCACGTTGGATAGAAGAAGAAAGTAGAAGAGAAACATGGGGTGAAACAGTAGGAAGACTTGTAGCTTTCTTTAAGGATCATATAGATACTAACTATAAAGGAGGAGTTACAGATAAAGAATGGAATGAAATAGAAGAATCTATTTTATCTCTTGAGGTTATGCCAAGCATGAGAGCTCTGATGACTGCAGGTAAAGCATTAGATAGAGA